CATAGCAGTGCCTAAATCCGAGTTTGAGGTACTTCTGTCCTCGCACGAGTTTTTCAGGGTCGCAGAAACAGACATACCATGTTTTAATTCTGGGGTCGTATTTGCCATCCACTATCCTAAAGCCTTCTTTGTTTTCTTTCTACGCTTGAAGAAAGATCCAGCTTGCTTGACTTGCCACGGCTGTGTCGGTCTGGGGCTGCGCGTCAGCTCCCGGCCCTCGCCAGCCCCAAGAACAGCGTACTGCAAGCCATCATGAATATGCGAGAACTTATTTTTGTTCGGTTTATCCTCGTATCGCTCGCCTGAAACCTGAAGGCGGCGGTAATGGTAGCCACCAAGAAAGCCTGTCACCAGTGCAGGACATTCTTTCTTATCGATCAAGAAGCCAGGTTCTCCGTCTACAAGTCGCGACAATATCTGATTAACAGCTTCAACACGAATCACGGGATCATTTGAGGGTGCGGGCAATACTCGTATGCCTCCAGCTCTCATAATATCAAAAGGGGTAGATTCGTCGGTGCCAGCGCGATAATCACCAGTAGGGTCGCCATAAAATCGGATAGTATTGTCTTCAAAGTTCTCATAGCAGAATCTTCTGAGGACTTCAGTAAACCTCTTTGCCCCCATATCGGTACACACCAGCTCTCTGACAATGAGCCATCTGCCGTTGGGCATCTTCATTGCAAATGCTGCGGCAGGGGTTAAGCCAAAATCTATCCCGCAATATACATCCATGGGTCCAATTGGTATTGGCTCCTTGGAGATATGCGTCTTTTCCGTGAATCCTTGGTAGACAGGCTTGCCTTCAGCGGTAGAACCGAGCCTATTCAATACATACACATCAATCCATGACTTCATTTTGCCACGAATCATATTATCGTAGTAACTTGGCGGCAGATTCTTATAGTTTTCGGCGTCGGGGTTCATTTCGTAGCCAGAAAGCTCGTTTCCCTTACTTCTGATCTCTAACATGCCGGGAGGTTGGGTAAAAAACTCCCAATTATCCGGCTTAACCAACATCAACGCTTGCTCCGGTGATATATGGTCTGGAACCGGCGTCTCTCCTGACATAATCGGCCACCAATGTTCAGTTTCCGGAGCATTTGTATCCATAATAACACCATACCATGTCGGTCCAACTCCATCTTTAAGAGATGGAAACCGTCCAACGCGTGAAGTAGCGGCATCAATAATAGCTTTTGGGACTTCTCGGGCTTCATTGATAAATACTCCTGTCAGCTCCAGAGAGAGAAGTTTTTTAACGTCTTCGGGAGTGTCCAACGGGATAAACAGGACTTCAAGGTCGATGTCACCCTTTCGAATGTGGTGGGTATACGGAGGGGACCACCTAAAATTACCCCATCCTTCTTCTGGAAACCATTGGAGCCAGGTCGCAATGGTTGTAGTTCGTAGTTCAGGGTTCGTATTTCTAATGACCGCCCACTTGGTACGACGAATACCGTCAGGTCCGGGTTTTTGGAGCGCAGCTCGTCTAAAGATTTCGATACAGCACCCAACCGACTTGCCGGAACCAACAGGACCGCGGCATCCTCTAACGAAAGCGTTAGACTTGAGGAACGACTTAATGACTTCGCCTTGGGGTTTATAATTGATTTCAACCATTCTTGGTTTCTTGGATGCGCTGCCTTTCTGTCTTGGCAGCTTTAATCAGAGCCATCAACGCCTTACGAGCGCGGGTGCCGGCAGCGGAATTGCCTTTATTGAATTTGGCAACTTCCATTTCGTAGTATTCTAAATGTTCCTTCATGACTTTTTTCCTCCCATTTTGGCTTCAGCTTCATAAATTGGATTAAACCCAGGATCAGGGTAGCTCTCAGGATGCAAAGCCTTGTCTGCAATGAAGGCATACCATTCAACGCCCTCGCTAATGGTGGCAACATCGAGGATTTCCTTAAGGGCTTCCTTGCAGCGGCCAAGCTCTGACGCAGCCTCGCAAATAAACGTAATGTCCTCTCCTATATACGGAGCATCCTCTGAAGGAGGGTCCATATCAACAGCGATCAACATCAAACGGTCCTCAGTGGACTGTGGCATCTTCCGACTCCTGAATAATCTCTGAAACTTCCTCAAGAACTGTCTGCAACTTGTCCCGTGACGGAGGAACGCCCTCACCTTTGACAGCGAGCGACCAAACCCCATCCTCATCAAAAATAATATTCATGCACTGCATCATCGGATTTCCCCCTCCTTCTTGTCAGCAAGATCGTTCGGCAACAACCACGAACCATTCTGCGTGTCAGACAACCCCTGACGGTCCACCATATTCTTCAATTCAGCTTCCAATATCTCTGGACCCAACGCCTCGATGATCTTGTCCATCTCCACAACAGTAATATGATCGTCCTTAAAATTACTCATATGGACCTTGCGGACGACTTCCCTAAGTCTCTGCAAATCACGGAAGCTGATCTGGGTTAAAAAACTCATTTATCAAACTTGCCCCCATCAAACGACATGGTTCTTCCCTTCTAAAACAATCAATACCTCATTCACGCACTCTAATGCAACAATTAACTGCACTTGTGCCGGTTTACTTTATTAGGTGTAAAATATTTATGGAACTGTAAATCACTGTCCGTGTGTGCAGAGGACGTTTACGAAGTATCAACGACTGGTTTTTAAACCCTCCCCCCCTTTTCTACTCAACGAGAGACTCATACCCCCTGGGTACCCTAGTCATATCAACCGAGATCTATGTTCACAGTCAATTCACCTTTGACCGCAACCATCGATCTATCTATCGGCTTATGACCAGCTCTATCTAAGATGTCCTGTGCGCTCTGCAAGCGTACATACGGGCTCTTTGCTGTCTCGCTGAGTTCTTTCACCACACCCAAGGCACCTATAGCCAACACCTTTACCCCTCTGTTCACACATGCATCGATATACTCCATAACGTGCGGTAGCTTTAGGGTACGCACAGCTATTGGGGCTGCAGAACGAGGAGAATAACCAGCTGCTATTGCTGCTTCGGCTTGCCCTGTGCCGGGGATGAACAAGTTATCCACAAACGACCTCTGTTTGTCGGTTAGCTGCTGTCCTGCAAGTTCAATGGCTTTCTTATCTGCCTTCTTCATCTGCTGGCTCATCTTCTATCCTTATTCTTCTTCATTATTGCACCCCTCCTTACCTCCCCTCATAAGCCCTTTTCCATAATCGTGTCAATGCACAGCCAGAACCCCTTGGAGACATAGGTGCTTTTGCAAGAGTGCAACTGCCTCACTGCATAAGAGGCCAAACCGAATCTCCCGAGAGACTGGAAGAGTGGAACGGGATGCGTCACCCCGACCTCGCCCGGACGCGCTGAGTTTGGCCTTGATGGTTCGGAGAACTTGTAGGCCGCAGTTGCATCGCGGGAACCATTGCCACCAACGAGGGGGTCCGAGAAGTCTTTCTTGCCCATATCAGTTTCCGAGCCTCTGGCGGGATGAGATTGTCCCGGAAGAACAACTGCTGGAACCTACGTGCATCTGAGGCGACCGTGTTGCCAACCAGTCCAGTTTGGAGCGATCTTAGACACCGTTGAGGCTCCCCCGTTAAGATGGTCTAAGTGGCTTCGGACACCAAACCAGCGGTGCCTTGGTATTTTGCTAGAACACCCTTGTCCGCAGAATTGGCAACGGCAGAGGTCGAGAACCCTCACTGCTGGCAAAGTCAGCGAGCCTTATTGAGAGGTACGAATTTATAAGCCTTGCAAGAATATCCCGGTACACCAACAGTCGTGACGGGTTTTGCTCGTGACCCAGGAAGATATTACGACAGGCAGACGGCCTAAGCGGGCCGCCCAAGGGATTGCAAGTATCATATCGGCTCCCCCACCATAGATTGCGCAAGTCCAGTCGCGCTCTTTTATGTTTGGGCGTAAGTGGCCCAAACGAGCGCCTGGGCTCAATCTTGGCGGTTCCCCCAATATGACACTGGCAATTCTGCCTCTCGCAATATCTGTGGGTCTCGGCAAAACGCCATCACAACTTTATGGAGTACCTGGATATGCAAGACTTTAAATTAGACCTCTCAAACGCCTCGGACTTTACCGCAGCGTGGCTTCTCGACGCCGTTGCGAATTCCGCGCACAAGGGCGTGCAAAATAACCAAGCCAAGGCCGCTGATTTGATGGCCGAAGCCAAGACCATCATAAACGGCGAAGACCCCAACGGCGAGATCGCTCAGGCCAAACTGAACCGCTTGGCAACTCGGATCGAGATGCACGAGGAACAAGAGCAGTTCTTCCAAACTAACCTCGACAGTGCCGCTGCCGCATGGGTCGCAATCACCGGCAAGAAAAGCTGGTCTCCCTACGCCGGCGGCAACGCTACCCCCAAGAATGCAACGGCAACCAA